CCGAACTGAGTTCGGCAGTCGCATCCGTTCGTCCGAAGGCGTCCGAAGCGAAGGGCACGTTCATCTGGACCCGGATCAACCCGGCCGCCGACATCACGCCGGCGGTCGCCATGACCCTTGCGCTCTGGCGTGCCCAGAGTGCCGACTACAACCTGGAGGACTCGGTCGGATGAACCTTGCCGAACTGCTCGAACTCACCGGCATCCTCGTGGTCCTCGCGGGGATCGCCTGGCTGCTGGGCGTCCTGCTGCCGAGCCCCTATGGCTGGCCCTGTGCCCTGATCGTCTTCGGTCTCGGCCTGATCCCCAACGCCTACCTGGCGAAGCGCAATGCGAAGAAGCCGAGAGGAGTTGACGTCGAGTGATTCTCTTCAACACCCGAGACCTTGGGGACACGCAGAGCGAGTTGGTCCCGCGCCGGGCGGCGCGGGGCAAGGGCGGCAAGCTCTCGACGGTCGCGATGCACAACTCGGTGACCTGGGCGACCATGAACCTCTGGGCGGCGCTGGAGTCGATGATGCCCGCCGACATCTACCGGTACCTGCCCGACGGCTCGAAGGTGCAGGTCTCACCGACGCCGTTCCTACAGAGCCCGAGTAGCTTCGCCGAGGGCCACCCTGAGTCGCTGTCGGACTTCCTGTACGCGCGCCGGATGAGCCTCAAGGGCTGGGGCAACTACTTCGCCGAGATCACCGCAGTCGATGCGTTCGGCTTCCCCGCGCAGATCCAGCCGCTGCCCCCGGAAGACGCGAAGATCACGGTGAAGAACTACCGGATCGTGGAGTACAAGTTCGGCAGGACGGTGATCGAGCCCCGCAAGATGATCCATCACCGGGAGAACCTGCTGCCCGGCAACCCTGTCGGGATGTCCCCGATCGGCGCCGCGCTCTTCGCCGACAAGCTCAGCTATGACGCCCTGGCGTTCATGGCCGAGTGGTTCAGCAACGGCACCTTCCCCGGCGCTCACCTGAAGAACGTGGCGAAGGTCCTCGCGCCGGCAACCCCGACCAAGCGCGGAGAGGCCGAGGTCGTCAAGGCGAAGTACCGCCGCGACCTCGAGAACGGCGACGTCTTCGTCACCGGCTCGGACTGGACCTACACGCCGATCCAGGCGAAGTCGGCAGAGTCCGGCTGGCTCGAGGTCATCAACGCGACGGCCGTCCAGATCTGCCAGTACCAGAACACCCCGGCCAGCATGGTCGACGTCGCCACGAACGGCACGGCCTCGATCACCTACCAGAACATCACCCAGAAGAACCTCGACTTCCTCGTCACTCGAATGGGCCCCAGCCTGAAGCGAACCGACGACGACCTCACGGCCTGGACGCCGCGGCCGCGGTACGTACGCCTCACCCGTGAGGCCGTGCTCGCCATGGATCCGCTGCTGCGTGCGCAGCTGATCAAGCTGCAGATCGACTCCCGCACCCGTACCCCGGACGAGGGCCGCCACATCGACGACCTCGCGCCGCTCACCGAGGAGCAGATCAACCAGTTCGACCGGCTCTTCGGATCGAAGAACCAGGCCCCCGCCCCGAAGGGAATCACAGCATGAAGCTCACCCGCGAAGAGGCTGCAGCACAGCGCGCGGCCGCGGTCGCCACCCGCAGCCTCGCGCCGGCGTCCCGGCGTTGCGCTGAGGCCACAGACTCGATGGCGCGCGTCGCCTTCCAGTCCGACATGACGATCCGTGCAGCGAAGTCGAAGTCCACGGCACCGACGGCGGGGGACTGCCCGAACGGATGCAGCAAGTGCGACGCCGGTTGTGCCGGGTCGTGCAAGTGCGCGGACTGCGTCGATGCCACCTGTGCCTGCGTGGGTGAGGTGGTGGACCCGAATGCGCCGCTGATCTTCAACGGCGTCGCTTCGGCCTACGAGCGCGGCTACACGATGTGGGACTACTTCGGTCCCTACACCGAGATCGTCACGCAGGGGGCAGGCGCGGTCTCCCTCACCCGGTCCGACCTCGAGGTCTCCTTCGTCCTCGGGCACGACCAGATGCGGCGCATCGCGGCCACGTGGAACGACACGCTGAACCTGAGCGAGAACGACATCGGCCTCAACGTCAACGCCCCCGAGCTGGACCCGGCGGACTACGACGTCGCCTACATGGCGCCGAAGATGCGCTCTGGTCTCTACCGCGAGATGTCCTTCGCGTTCCGGATCACCGAGGGCATCTGGTCCCCGGACTACACCGAGTACCGGATCAACACCTACGACATCCACCGCGGTGATGTCTCGATCGTTGGCTTCGGTGCCAACCCCTACACGACCGGCAGCCTGCGGGCTGACCGGGATCTTCGGGCGCTCCTGAGGGATGCCCCCGAGGACGAGGCTCGCTCAGCCCTGGGCGAGCTCCTGCAGCGGTTCCCGGCCAAGCGCAAGCGCGCTGCCGAAGAGCCGCTGTTGCCGCTGCGCATCTAGCGCACCGGCGTCCGTCGACGCACTCACGAACCGACCCCGCTGCGGCGGGTCGGGGCTTTGGCGTGCCCGGCATCCCTTCACGAACACCAAACCCAGAAAGGATCGAGATGACTCTCGACCAGCTCATCCAGCGCGCGAAGGATTCCCTGAACGCGAAGATCAACGCCCGCAACGACCTCACCACGCAGCTCAACACCCTGCGCGCCGGGGAGTTCACCGCCGAGGCTGAGAAGGCCCTGGTCGACCAGCGCGGCGCCATCGACGCCCAGAAGGTCGAACTCGAAGCCCGCCTCGCCATGTACGAGGCCGAGAAGATCGCGGACGAGGCTGCTCGCCAGCTGCAGTCCGAGGTCACCCCGATCGGCCAGCGCGCCGGCGACGGCCAGACCCAGACCCGGACCACGACCAACGCTCGCACCAACGAGCCGCGGACCTACACCCGGGAGACCTCCGCCGCCGGAGTCTCCTACTTCTCCGACGTCTGGAAGATGCAGCAGAAGCACGACACCAACGCGACCGCGCGCATCGAGCGCCACGCCAAGGAGGTCGAGGTCGAGGGCGAGCTCACCGAGCGCGCCACCACGACCGGCAGCTTCGCCGGCCTGATCATTCCCCAGTACCTGCCCCAGATGGCAGCGCTCGCGCTGCGAGCCGGCCGGCCGCTGGCGAACATCTGTAACCGGCAGCAGATCCCCGCCGACGGGATGAGCTTCGTCATCCAGCGCGGCACCACCGGCGCAGCCACCGCAGTCCAGGCGACTGAGAACACGGCAGCCACGAGCACCGATGAGGTCTGGACCGACCTCACCGTTCCGGTCCGCACGATCGCCGGTCAGCAGCAGGTCTCCCGGCAGTCGCTCGAACGCGGCACCGGCGTCGACTCGATCATCTACCTCGACCTTGCCCGCGCCTACGCGGCCAACCTCGACAACCAGCTGATCAACGGCACCGGCGCATCGGGTCAGGTGCTCGGCATCCTGAACACCGGCTCCATCAGCGCCGCGACCGCCTTCGGTGCGGTTCCCGGCCTGGTGAACTTCAACCTCAAGATCGCGGGCCAGATCGCCGCGGTCGCGAGCGCCGGCGTCGGCCTCACCCCGCGCGTCCTGGTCATGCACCCCCGTCGTTGGGGTTGGTACACCGCACAGATGGACAGCACGAACCGCCCGGTCGTGCTCTCCTCGGCCCTCGGCCCGATGAACGCCAACGGCCTCATCACGGTTCCCGGCGGCTACTCCGGCGACGAGGTCGTCACGATGCCGGTCGGCGCGCACTCCTCCGGCCTGCCGGTGGTCACCGACCTGAACATCCCGATCACCGTCGGTACCAACTCCGAGGACGTCATCCTCGCGCTGGAGACGCAGGAGATGTGGCTCTGGGAAGACGGCGACGGCATGCCCAAGGAGCTGCGCTTCGAGCAGACCCTCGGCAACCAGCTGACGACCACGCTCGTGGTCTACGGCTACGTCGCCTTCACCGCGGGCCGGTACCCCGGCGCCACGGGCAAGATCGGCGGCCTCGACTCCACCGCCACCTTCGGTCTGGTCGCACCGGCGTTCTGATCGCCATAGACGGAGCCGGGGACCTCATCGAGTTCCCCGGCTTCTGGCTGCCGGCGCGTTCAACGACAGCGCATGGACCGCACGCAAGGCGAGAGAGGCCGGGAACCTCCTACCTCGGCCAGAGACCTCGCCTGCGCGCCGGCAGCAACCACATGTCATCACCTTCGAAAGGACCGGCTCATGGCCGAAATCATCAACCTCGACGAGTTCGATCCGCAGCTCGCCGCCAACTACCGCAATCTCCACAACGTCACCGGTGAGCCCTGGGAGCTCATCGCTGGCCGCCTGGAGTCCTCGCCCCAGCTCGCCGCTTGGGCACGCGCTCAGGCCAAGGGCGACACCCCCGAGGCGCGTGAGCAGGCACCCGAGCAGCGCTCGGCAGACCCGACCCTGATCACCGCAGAGGCGACGACTCCTGCCCCTGAGCCGGTCGTCGAGCCGGTGGCGCCCGCTCCGGCACCGAAGCGCGCCCCGAGCAAGAAGGCCTGAGCGATGGCCGCCTGGGTGGACCTGCCCACCTTCCGGGCCTTCGTCGGGAACGCGAGCAGCAACGACGATGCGGTCCTCCAGGTGGCCATCAACCTCGCATGCGATCAGGTTGACCAGCTCTGCGGACCGACCATCGCCACGGCGA